TCGAAGAATCATAGGCTTTGACAGTGTTATATATGTCTCGAAATAGATCATTAGCAGCATCCTTGTTTTCATAGCCACCTCCACGTTCCAAGTCTATATCCACTCCAGCACACCAAGGATACTTATTCATGATGCGAATAATCTCAGTAAGAAATTTATCCTTTGCACCATTGGTGTTATTTCTAAGGGCTGTAAAAATAGAAGCCGTACCATGATTCATGATTGTAAGTAGCCATTTGATATGAGGCCAGCGGTTAATGTAAGTAAGCATACTGGATATGCTTGTTCCTGTTTCTGTTATGGTCCCGGTGATATCCACTTCAAAAGTAAAAATACCCACCGTATCAATTCGATCGCCATAGTCTCGTAGCGCCTGATACATGCGGGCATTTCCCATGAAACTCCAAACCATGCACCGCTTACCTTTTAGGTAATCAATCAAGGGCGCTCACTTCCTTCCTGCATTTCTTGAAATTCGAACAATAACCGAGCTGATTTTCTGTCCTCTAGCTTCACCACATGTTTGCTATCACCGGATGCTGTATATTGAAAAAATCCTTCCTTATCAGTTGGATTTCCATTCTTTAAACACTGTCTGGTTGATGCTAGTAGTGAAAAGGTATCGCCTGGGCTAGCGACCTCTTTAAACTTTACCCTATGCGCCCCTGCCCCTTGAGACAATTGGATACTACCCGCAGCCATATTCTGTATAGGATAGATATGACAGTCAAGACCTGTGGAAGTTGAACCCAGATTGAAGAGAATAACCGTCTCTCCGCTACGAACCACTCCGTTATAAAAACGAGCGGGAACAATAACACCGCCCTCCCGGAATTTTTGAAGCATCGTTTCTGTATTAATTGTATAACCGGTTAGACGATCACCTTCCTGAGCCTGAATATCAGTGAAATAAACAGTACCTGTGCAATCTCCAAGAAGTAGTTTCACTGTTACGCTTACTACTCGTTTATCCTCTTTACAATGAATCGTCTCAGCAAACCTGGTAAATGTAACTGGCATCTGCACCACCTACCCATCCAACGTCCACTTAATTTCTGATACATGACCAATCCAGCCCGTAGCAACAGAACCACCTTGCAAAAGCATATCTGTAAAGAACACCTCACCAGAACAATCAGTAATGAAAAGACGGATGGTAAGCGACTTTATCTTTCCAATACCTCTCGGTGTAATAGCATGTGCTGTCTGTGAAAAATAAGCCATAGCACTGCCTCCTTCCTAAAAGAGATCGATAAACCTGGTTTCTGTCGACCCATCCTCATATTCAATGACAACTTCAATCCCAACTTGCCCGTTTGGCCCTTTCTGAAGGTTTTCCGATGCAATCTGCGCTGAGAAAGTGTAACTCTTCCTACTGGCAGGATAAACGGTCTGGGATAGACTTTTCGTCATCCCTAAAACGCCCTCAGCTTTAAAGGAAGCTGTTCCTGATACACCATTATTAGGGTCAACTGTAAAACCTGAACTTAACCAATAGGTTAGACCATCATCAGCTCGTGAATTTCGTAGATGATTAAAAGGCACCAAGTCTTTTAATTCCTGACGGTCAAGAACATCAGTGGAAGATAAAATATCGGCTGCTTTATCCCACCCAGCAGAGGAATCTCCTAATTCTCTTAAAGTTGTTGATAGCTCCAGCACTGTTTTCCATGGTTCTTGTAGATTATATTGTCTGCGAACTACACGAGTTTTGACAGATAACTTCAAATCTTTATCATCTACAGTTACTATGTCACCTAGTTTCCATGCCTCATGCTCATATCCTGTTAGCACTGATAAGTCCATTGCAGAGAGAACATATGAGATTCGTGGCTTCGCATACTGAGCTAAGCGCATATTGGCAAACTCAAGCAGCTGATAAGGGTTACTAATTGATGAAGCATCCAGCGTTCCTACTCTGACTTCTGATGAATAGCTATAATCCTCAACATACTCCTTATTACCATTGATGGAGGCAAACGTCATGCCATCTTTACCATAAGCATAAAGCCTGGTAATTAGACTTCTTGTATCCACCACGCGCTGTATACTTTTCATGTTCTTTCTATAGCAGAATAAGGCCCCGCTATCCGTACCGCCAAATGTCAAAAGGTGTACCAAACGATTGGCACTATCGAAAATCAAGTCACCACCATGAATATTCTGTATTGTTCGTAGTATAGCTAATGCATTCTTTTCTGTTGATTGCCATGTTCGTTTTGTACTGACAGTGACATTTCCTAATGACCAGCCAGTACCAAGTAAGGCATAGCGCATAGGAACTTCCGGTGTCTCTGCGACAAATTCCATGGGTTCTTTTTCAGCGCTAAAGGAAAGATCATAAAAGGCAGCTTCCGCATATACTTGAGTTACAACTCTACCATCTGAACTTTTCTCATCTGTTATAGTTCGAATACGATAAACATCATTGACGATCTGCACCTGTTTTTCATTGTCTAATGTCACTCGCTTGGAATCATGAAATGGCAGTTTAAACTCCAGAATATCAGCGCCATTCACTTCACTTGTCACTATGATATCAAAGGCATTCTCTAGCACTGCTTCCCAAGCACCGTTAGTATCCAACACAACTGGTCTGGCAAATCCAAGTCTCTCATAAGGTGGTTTTGGTATATCATGTAGTTGTATTTCAAGAAGTTTAGGAGTTCTACTGGTGTCTTGAGTAGATAATGTAATTCGATAGCGGATATATTCTCTGTTAGGCGACTGCAGTTCCCCGCTTGCTCCAACGGCCTGCCATTCAGTCCAGCTAGACAGATCGTCTGATGTAGAAGTTTCCACTAGGCTTATGGCTGTTATACCTGCGGTGTATTCACTTGTAACTGATACCCTGCCCGTTCCTGCAAGACTACAGGCAGCTGCTATCGTAAAAAGCTGACCACTTTGTGCATAGACTCCGCTTGTTGCTTTCAACATGACAGAGCCAGGATCCGCAAGAGCATCTACATCAGCAGCACTGTCACCACCGTTTGCCAAAATTGAAAATTTGAAATAGGAAATAAGATCCTCCATGGTAAGTAAAGAATCTTTTTCATAAAACCAGTCATCAAATCCTCCTGCGTAATAATAGGTATTTGCATGCATCCCCATCACTATATCCGCAACACAAGATTGATTTAAGTCTCCAGTGAATGTTCGAACTGGAGATTGCCAAACAGCGCCATCACTTCGGTCACAAAGTAAGTTCTGCACCCTTTTGTTGTTTACCTCGATAACAGAAGCGATAAAGTACCACCCGTTATTCTTTAGGGTAATAGTAGGCGTTTCGGTCTGATCATATATCAAGGAGCCTGAGGCATTATACAGCATTAATCGCAACCTTCCCTGAAATAAAGAAACATAAAAAATTGGCTGACCAGGCCCTTGTCTAGTATTAAAAATCGGGATATATGTCTGCCCTACAGAATAAGTAGTTGGATTTATCCATCCGCCAACAACAATCTTTTCACCTAAATCACTAAAAAAGCTACCGTCATTGGTAGCCACTAAATGAGTCTTTTCACTTGTTGGATTAATGATATTCTGCCTGAAATATCTTCCTAATCTACCGGATAACAAGTTGGCGGATGTGCCTGACCATCCGGATACAAAGAAGTTTCTGTTATGACCGGAGTCATCTGTAAGCATGTTGTTGCTATCTGGTGCGGCTTCATTAAATCGCCACAGAGCAACTGTCTTCTCGCTTACAGGAAACTCACCCGTAAAATCCGTCTGTGATGTTAAGATTGATTTAATTGCCACCAGATCACCTCCATCTGCTTTTGGCCAGAATCTTCAGCTCCGAAAATGTTGCTCCCACAGCTGATACTGTTATTTCATTTTCACCTTTGTGAAGTACAGGGAAGTTTAACTCATCCAGGACTGGAAGCCCATTTCGAAGTGTATTTCCGTTGGCATCGGTTATTTTTGCTGTCACTAATCCGCTATCAATTACAAGCACTTCATCTGCCGTCAAAGCTCCAACCACTCGAAGTTCCTCTCCATTCGTGGTAATAGAAATATATGTGGATGTAGATCCACTGATTGTGCCCTTAAGTTGATATATCGGTTCTGAATCTGTATTCCCGGTTATTCTTTGGAGCTCATGAGTTCCAACACTTGAAATCGTGAATTGTTCATCTGTCAGCGCATAAGCGTGAGGATCAGGGCAGATAAACTTCAACTCAAAGGCACCTGCAGTTCTAAGTAATCTCTCGCAGTCTACTTGTTCAGTGAGGCGAGCATAAAAGAATCGATTCGGAATATCCTCTAATATAAGCTGCTTAAGTCCGTTCATTGGGTTGAGCCACTCTGCAAGATCATCTAACACGCTCACTAAATCTGCAAAGCTCTTTTGAGGATATATGCTACAGCTAATCGTAATGATCCGCTCTGAGATATCACAACCAAAGTCAGCAACCCCTGCCTTCCCCGGAACAACCTCATACGCGTTTCTTAATGCGGGAGATGCCTGCCAACTTGTGAGCCTTGCTTTTATCTTCATATTCTTTGAGTTAATACCGTTATAAATAAAGCCCATACATCGCCCTCCTTTACGCAGTTATAAATCTTCCTTGTGCTCGAGATCCTGTCTGCATCAAATTGTATAACTCCTGTGAAATCTTCCGAATATCGTCTTCACTTCGAACAATCATCTGCTGTATCGTAATTAATGACCCTCCAATTGTTCCATATCCGCTACTAAAACCGGCTCCATTCATATTCAGATTAGGGTTAATGTCAAAATCAGTAGGGATAGCGTTTTGCATATCCTGGCTAACACTATTCATGGCTTTTTCAAAACCGACACCAATACCCTCTCCCATGTTTTCGCCAATTCCAGCAAACAATGTAGATGGCGATCGAATTCCAAAGAATTTTTTTATTTTATCTACTACACCACCAAAAAAACCTGAGATTTTATCCCAAAGCCAGGCTCCGGCATCTGAAATACCCTGCCACAAACCTTTGATTAAATTGGTCCCAACCTGGGCAATTTGCCAAATAGATCCTGTAAAACCTTTAACCAGTGCCGCAATAATTTGTGGCACTGCTTTAACAACCTCTACTATAATTGCTGGAAGGTTCTTAATCAGCGAAACCAACAGCATGATTCCTGCTTGAATGATCTGTGGTATGCTGCCAATAATAGCATTCACAAGGGAGGATACAATCTTTGGTATAGCGGTAATAACTGTTGTAATAATTAGTGGTAGATTTTGAATCAGTGCCACTAGCAGTTGAACCCCAGCATCAATAAGCTGTGGGATTGAGCCCAAAATCGCTGTGATTAATCCGTCAACAATCTGAGGAATTGCTTCTACAATGGCGGTAATGATTTCTGGCAAAGCACCAATTAAAGATGTCAGAAGCTGAATACCAGCCTCGATTATTTGAGGTATTGCGCCTATAACAAAATCTACTATGCCAGTAATAATGGCTGGCAAAGCCGCGATCAGCACTGGAAGGGCATCTAAAATACCTTGAGTTAATCCAAGTACAAGTTGCAGAGCTGCTTCTAAAACCATAGGAAGGTTATCCAAAAGCCCCTGTACGATTTGTACCACCGCTGAAACTGCAGCGGGAATTAACTGTGGCAGAGCTTCTGCAATTCCACTTATTATGGTGCCAATCATTTGAATACCTGCTGTAATTAGCGCTGGAAGTGTTTCAATGATTCCATTGACTAATGTCATCAGTAGCATGACTGCGGCTTCTGTTATTTGCGGTAGTGCAGAGGTAAGCCCTTGAACCAGAGAAATAATAATCTGCGAAGCAATATCT